AAGGAGGATGTATTCTATGCACCACCACGAGTTCGAGATAGGTGAGAAGTTCACTGTGCTTGGGACCAGAGATATGTGGCTCTGCACAGACAAAGGAACCCGCGTCGTCGTGGCGATAAACCTTAGCCAGCATGTCAACGACCCGCGAGACTTTGCAGGCCCGCCGTACTCTGTAGCGGAGATGGTATTCGATGAGTACGATATCGAGGCATGCAGCCTGCCCCAACAACAGAGGGAAGGAGGCTACCGATGACAAACATTGAATACGGCGACGCTTTGATCCGGCTGGGCAATTTGATGAAAGACCCGAATGCCAAATTGGCCGACCTGGTTAGTGCCTCGCTGGATTGCGGATTGATCTACACTTTTGGCGTCATCCCTGACCCGAAGGCCAGTATCGATATGGTCTGCGGTGGTGAGGTAGAAGGATAACACCCCGATCAGCGCACGGCGACGGGCCGGGCGAGGATCAACGAACTGAACGGGAAGCACTGCAGCATGTTCCGTTCGCTGAATTGGATGGTTATCTGTGGAGGTCGGAGATGCACAAAAAGGCCATTGAGTGGGACAAGGATCGAGGTTATGACAATACGTTCGGAGGCAATGGGCCACGGTGGCCTGCGGATATGCCAGTCCCAAAAGGTAGGCCGTGTGATGGGTGTGGAGAACCCATGGATGATGGAAGATTTATCCACATTAAATGTTTGGAGAAAGAGTCGAGTTTCTGGCTAGATCTTCTTTATTAGCAGATAACGATCAGAGATAAGGGGCTGGCGCAGAATGGCTGCGCATTGCTGACCTTATCGAGAACCGCCCATGTTTAACCAGTCCCACTTCATTGACGGGTTAGGGCGCATTTTCAGGGAGGTACAAACATTATGGAAAAGTCGCTTGGCAACACCGATGTAAACGGCGCAAGAAAGAATGTTAGGGACATCGTAGTTTTTGGCAACGGAGATATGTTTAAGTTGCTTTCCAAGGCATCCAGCCAGGACGAGGGATGGATGAAAAGTACGAAGGCGATGGAAGTTGTCGGCGGATGTGTTGTCCAGGTCACGACCCATCAACGTAATCATGATGGCACAAACTCCGTGGCCGAAGCCCTGACCTATGTTCCCGGTGTAAAAATTGCCGACGATGCTGAGTTCCGTGGACATAGGCTGGTTCCAATCTGTTGAACAATGGTGGCGCAGGGTCAATGCTGACCCTGCGCCCTAACGCCCCCGATCAGCGCACGGCGACGGGCCGGGCGAGGATCGACGAGATTTTAACGAGGAGCACTGCCGTCCATTCCGTTCGCTGAATTGGATGGTTAGCCATTTTTCGGGAGGCATATTAATGATTAAGTATTTTTGCGACGAATGCGGTGAAGAAATAGACAGAGACAATCAATTTGAGATTCAAGAATTTAAGGTTGGGAAGCACGTTGTAAGAGTAACGGTTGAGGACACAACAACAGCAACGGACTGCCTATGTAGATTCTGTGTATTGAAGACGGTAGGACGGATCGATACAAGACTGCCTAACGTAAAGCTGAGCGGCGACGCTCTGGAGGTGAAGTATGCACGGCAATCAACCGAGAACCACTGCTACTGAATCGTCAGGCTCAAGCGCCTTGTTAAGTGGTGTGCGATTCGGATCTATAAAGCGAGGTGGCCGGTTCTGGTGGCGCGAAAAACTGTGGGAGCGTGATAGGCACTGCTTTGCCGAGCGCGTAGATCTCATTGGCACCGGAGGGCCACGAGCAATACATTTTGACCGAGGCTTAAATGTTATTCCTGCCACTTAACGATGAAAGCTAACTGGCGGCGGATGACGGGCCGCGCCTTTAGCACTGAGGGTAAACCCGTCCAGTTGAGCGCTGGGTTAGGCGCGGATCGGAGACGAAATGTATTATGAAGAAAAGATCATAAAAGGAATTCTTTGCTAGCGAGGTACGCCGAAAGGGGCATGGATTGCCGTTTCACAACAAGAAATTGCAACAAAATACATGGCAATAAAGGCAGAGTTGAGAGAATACACCGCGGGAGATGAAGATGGAAAAAATCGGATGGTGGAAATGCTGCGGAATTAGTTACCCGCTGACAGTTTTTCGTTGCACCTGTTGTGGTGCTTTTACGAATGAGGCCAGAGGATGACAGGACTTGATGCCCTAAAAAAGGCAGAAACAGACTTCGGTTTACTGCTGAAGAAGTCACAGAGAGAGCAGCGAGACGCGCAAGTAAGATCCGAAGTCTACATTGAAGCGCTCGCCACAATTCAGACTTTGATTGAGACGGTCGAGGTATCAAGTAGATCTATAGCGCCATAACGGCCACTGATAACCGGTGGCGACGGATGGAACGGCAAGAGCACTGCCGCATATTCCATCCGGTTGATCAGATTGTTAGACTAGAACGGGAGATTCGAAGATGAAATGGATAAAAATAGAAGACGAACTGCCCCCGGCCCAAAGCAAGGTCATCGCTTTCTACAAAAACAGACAAGGCATGGGCCGCGTTGTAATGGCGGAATACATACCAAGATTTACCGTCATGGCCGAAGACTACTTCGATGCGGATGCGGAAGGCAACACTGAATGGAGCGATGATGGTGAAAAAGAATATGTGGCTGAGTCGTGGCATGAATTGATCGACAATTGGTGTGATTTCTCTGGATTCGAAATTGTCGAGGGGAAAGTCACCCATTGGATGCCAAAGCCACTTTCGCCGGTTGAAGGCTAACGGCTTGAGGGTAAGCGGCGGACGGGTTCACCGTCCGCTTGAACCGATGGTTATGGCTGCGGCCAAGGAGGTAGAAATGTCTGCATGTGGAAAACACTTCGTCATGATTTATTCGCAGGATGGAAAAATGGTGATGCCGATGGTTGATAGCAATGGAGAGGTGGCACTCTATATCACCGAAAGTGATGCACGGGCAATCGCCAGAAAACACGCTTTGTGTCAGGCGTTCGGGTACGAAATTCACTGCATGGGCAACGGCGAAGAGCAGCAGCTATAACGCCCCGATCAGCGCACGGCGACGGGCCATGCGAGGATCAACGAGTTTTTAACGAGGAGCACAGCCATCCATTCCGTTCGCTGAATTGGATGGTTAGATGAATCGGAGGCAACAATGAGAGACGAGTTTCGACGTTTACGCAAGAGGGCGGCGAAGCGTGGGTGGGTTGTCCCAATCAACGACGTGTTTTCCAATGCAGTGTGGATAAGATATTGGGAAGCAATGGAGGAATCGGAAAAGGACCCCTCGAAAGGACGGCCCATCGCTCCACACAGGTCTGGCGGAGGACAATCGTTCCTTTAATTTTTGCATCTAACGATCAGAGATAAGGGGCTGGAGCAGAATGGCTGCGAATCAGCGAGACTATCGAGAACACTAATTGCCGAACCAGTCCCGCTTCATTGACGGGTTAGGGCGCAGATCGGAGACAAAATGGCAATTTACACCGAGGGAGTTATGGCCGATGGAGCGTGTATCCTCAAAGACGGGGAGAAGATGACCATCAGCGAAATCTTGGTCGAGATGAACGCGGCTGCCGGGAACGTTATCTGCGACGCATGTGGATACTGGATCGAGCCGCACGAGCCGAGAGGCGGGATCGAGTGTGACCTTTGCGAGGGGTGCATTCGCGAAGCAGAAGAGTGAAGCGCCATAACGGTAGATTTAAGCGGCGGCGTGATGCGATTGGCGTAGCACTGAACTGTCCGAGAATATCGGACATTTGACCCGTCCGGCTTAAAATCTTGGGTTAGCTTACATTTTTAGCAAGGAGAATATTATGGGTAGGGTTGATATTTGTTCCCTGTTCAAAGAGCGCAAGACTCTCGAATTGACCTCACGCCAGAAAATAATCGTTGATTTTTGGGAGGTCGCCATCAACACCGACTTCGATGAGCCAATGAAGGTTTTTGGCATTGCTGACATTGTTGACGAGATACTTAATTCGCCCGAAGTAAGCTAACGGTAGATTTAATCGGCGGAGTCGAACTGTTCGAGCTTTTACCGCTGCTGAGGCTTCCGTCCGGCTTCAAATCGATGGTTATCTGGAGGTTTTATGTCTGATCAGTGCAAAAACTGTGTTGTTCGTGGGAATATCGATAGCTGTTTGAATACTGAATGTGGACACCATGAAAACTGGATAGCAGAGCAGCATAACAAGAGATATTCAAAACTCAAGGAGGTGGCTATTGCAATGCTCGAATGGATCGATGCAGTCCCTGATGACGTTCAGCTACCGGCAATGCCGGGGTTCGACCGCGACTGGGCCGAAGAAATTTTAGACAGATAACGCCTAAGCTCAGGGGCGCCGCACCGGCCCTTGAGTACCACCGAATTTATCGAGAACCACGGACGCCGAAGGCGTCCCTTGCAGCGCCTTGTTATGGCGCGGGAGACGAAGATGAAAAGCCGGTACGGTGTAGATGTTGCGTACTTCAAAAAGAAACTGGAATGCGTAATCAGGGATCTGGATAGCTATACGCCGCAAGAATTGGCGCGAGAGCTTGAATCTCTGGCAGATACCGCATTCGATGGTGAACGCGAATGAGCGGGTATGCAAAGCGAGTATGGCTAAACGAGGCCGGGCATTCGTCAACTGGGTCGGTTGCGGCTTTTCATGGTGAAGCGCCGTGGAACCGCCATGACGGGGGAAGGGGAGAGGTTACTTTCCTCGAAATAGCGGACTGCCACTGCAAGGTAAGGCTCCACCGCGCCGAGCTGGACACGATGGATGAATTTATCGCTAAACTGGAAAAGCTGCGAGACATGATAGACGATTTTGTCACTCATCTATGCGTTATGGACGAAGAACCGGATGAGCCTGACAATGGGCATGGGAACGGCGTTTAGCGCCATAACATGTAATAGCCGAACTTCACCATATCGGCGCAAATTGTCACAGGGGGGACCCCATGAGAAAACATGCTTGACCGCGTAGCCGATGCCGTGGAAATAATCGATGACACAATCAACGGGAGGGGAGATGACGCTAGCCGAAAAACTCAGCATCCACGGAACATGCCGCCAGGAACTCGTGGAGACGGCAATCCTGGTCAGGCAGCAGTACGAGTTGATATCATGCACAAGCCCGGACACCGGGGGAGATTATCAGCGGGGGAGGAAAACCGACAGTCACCACATGGAATGCTGCATCGACCTCTGCGGATACCTGCCCCCCTTGAACTCACGGCAGAGGATCAAAGTCGAGAATTGGGCAATGGACCCTCGCACAAAATGGAATGACCGGACCATGGCAATCAGATCGTTTTTGGTCAAGATCCCCGATGATGTTTTTACCAACATGATCCCGGTTTATCGGGCTCGGATGTAGGGCAAAAAAGCAAAGAGCGAAAGAGTCAATATTGCTTTGCTGTATTGACAACTTACGATTTATGCAGTATCTTTTCTGTTAAGGTGCAAGAGTCGCCTAAAAACACCAACCAAACCGAGGCCCTCCTCCTCGTTGCCGGGCTAATCCCCCGGCTTTTTTATTTGCCACTGTCGCCTAGCCTGGTGGGGCATCTCCCTTGTAAGGAGATTGACACGGGTTCAAATCCTGTCGGTGGCTCCATCGCGTCTCCCGAAAACGGCGGGGCTTTTTTATTCACAACAAAGAGACACAGGCGGAATGGCCCACTGGAAACGGTGGGCTTTTCTATTGCCACGCAAAGGAACCAATGACTCCTTGCACCTGCATTGCATTCGAGAAGGTTCGATGCTGCCAGGACTGCCATATCAAATGCAAGGACATGTGTCCCGATTCGTGGAAGAAGGCGCCATGTAAAGGGATGCAACGAGTGAAAAAATGAAAATTAAAAAGTGGGCGCAACCCAGAGACCAGACATGTGTTCTAGGATGTCATAGTTGGAGCGTGTCGAGATTGTTCGAATTGGCGAGAGAATTACCAGTAATGGACGTGCCGCTGGATCACCTGAACATCTACTACCGCTATGAGAAAATAACACTGCGGGAAATGGTGATGCACATGAATGCAGTCAACGCGGCAAATATGGACATGCCTATTATTCTTGATGAGGATGGCGAGTTGATGGACGGGCGGCACCGGCTGATGAAGGCCATGCTCCTCGGTCACGAAACAATCAAGGTCGTGCGATTTGAAGAAAACCCGCCACCTTGCAGAATAACGGAATAGTCAAAAGGAACGCAGAGATGGAACCGATGGAAGGCGGGCTGACCTGCGCAAACAGGGTGCCAGCCAATCCCGGGAGCATCTACATCGTCACTTGCGGCGTTGGGCTCAAACATGCGGGAACGGTGGCGCAAGGGTATCTCTACTGCCCTAAGTGCAATGCAACATGGAGTGAAGGCAAAGAACCGACAAAATAAACAATCCTGCGGGAATTATCATGGCAGTAACAGGCGGAAGAAAACCAGGAGCCGGAAGGCCAAAGGGTAGCAAGGACAAAATCAGCCGCAACCTGAAACAATTGGTCCTTGATACCGTGGAGAAGCTGGAAGCGGAGGATAAGTCCCTTTACGACTGTGCCTTAGCTGACCCACCTTGGTTCTACGCCAACTTTGTTAAGCCGATGTTACCGAAGGATGTCGTAGTGAGTGGAGACGAGGAGAACCCGCTTATCACGGAGATAATCATCAAACATGTCACGCCTGGAACTGGAACTTCCCGATAAAATCGCGTCGACCATCTTCCAGCCGTCCCGGTACAAAGTGTACTACGGTGGGAGGGGTGGCGCTAAATCGTGGAGCCTGGCAAGGGCGCTGTTAATCAAAAGCCTTGGGCAGCCGACCCGCATCCTTTGCGCTCGTGAGATTCAGAAGAGCATCAAAGATTCAGTCCACCAACTGTTTCGCGATCAGATTTCAGAACTGAACCTCGGGTATTATTTCGAGGTGTTACAAACAGAAATTCGGGTTAAGAACGGGGGGCAGTTCGGGTTTACCGGCTTGCGGCACAACTCGACGGAGATCAAGAGTTATGAAGGTGCCGACATTTGTTGGGTGGAAGAAGCGCAGGCTGTTTCTAAAACCTCTTGGAATGTCCTGGTTCCTACTATTCGTAAACCCGACTCTGAAATCTGGCTCAGTTACAACCCCGACCTTGAAGATGATGAGACACACCAGCGGTTTGCGGTCAATCCTCCCGCGGACGCGATTGTTGTCAAAATGGGATGGGAAGATAACCCGTGGTTTCCCGACGTTCTCCGTAAAGAAAAAGACGAACTGAAGATCCGGAACTTTGACGACTATCTGCACGTCTGGGGCGGGAACTGCAAAGAAGTCCTTGAAGGATCGATATACGCCGAAGAGATGCGCAGGGCCAAAGAAGAAACCAGGATCACCGTTGTCCCGGTGGATCACTCGAAGCCCGTTGACTGCTTCTTTGACCTCGGGTGGGCCGACTGCACAAGCATCTGGTTTGTCCAGACCATCGGCAAAGAGATCCGGGTGGTCGACTTCTATCAAAATCAGCTCCAGAAGATCCAACACTACGCACAGGTGATGCAGAACAAGGGGTATGTCTACGGCAACGTCTTTCTACCTCACGACGCATTCAACGGCCAACTGAGCGGCAAGAACACCGACCAAGCGCTCCGTGACCTGGGATTTAAGACGCGACGGGTTGACAAGCTGGGAGTTCGGGACGGCATCCAGGCGGCAAGGACGCT